GGCACTAAAGCCGCAATGGCGATGATATAAAAGATAATGGTCTGCACAGGAAAGGTAACAGCAGTACCCTGCGAAGCAAATTTCTTAAGAACTAAGTGACGCGAACTAGCGTACTTAGGAAGAGAAATCCACTTCGTTCTTGTAGCGTGTAGGTGAGAAAGCAAAGAAGGGTTCCTCCTCAGCAATCTCTCTACAACAAAACAAGAAAGCCTATCACTAGCCGACGAAAGGTCGATAGTGGCATGGCTCCGGGTTATAGAAGCACTTACAACCATCCCTTGTGAAAGGGCTTGTTTCCTAAAGTTTATCGAATTCCCAATAAAGGTTTTCGATATCCTTTCCTCGAGCCACCGAAGCGTAAGCTGCTGACACCATTGGTGTTCAGTAGGTTCCGCAGCGATGATTCTTGGAGACTTTGCAGTCTTAGGAACAAGGATGAGCCTAGAAGGATTCTCAGAATGAGAAGGTCTAGGATCAGGACAGTTCGGCATTTTACCGAATAAGTCCCATGGGTACAGTGTTTCTAGTTTGTGCGGCCAGGCTTGGAAGTTGTTCTTATCGAACAACCCCGTCCTTTCCGCTACTGCACCAGGTCCGTGCTTAAACCCCGGACTGGATCCGACTGCAAGTCTCTGTTCAGAGAACGAGAACGCGCAGAAGTTTCCAAGCTCGGCTGAAACGATGTCTGCGACTTGCTGACATCGGTTAAGTAATGCCTGCTTTCTGACTCTACTACCCGACTTATCGGGGAATAGAGGAAGATCAGGACCCAAGCAGTCACGAATGTGAAGACTAGGGCCATGACCAGCAGGATCGAAGCAGTCGGAGACCCACCCGAGGGTAGGCTCCGGAAGTTTCGACTCGACATGAATGTATTCCTCGACAGCTTTCACATTTCTGTGGTGGCTACAAGGTACCTCTATTTTCTTCCCTAGACAGCATAGCTGTCTAAGAAAGGCAATAGCGCTCGTGTCGACATTAGGTCTTAAGCACAAGTCCTTTGTGAATATCCTCAACCAAAGTCCCGAGAATAATCTCGGCACTTTGCACTGCTTGGAAACCTTGCGGTATCCATTAGCAGGTAGGAGGCCTTTCTCGAGACCTTGCAGAAGCAAGGAATCAAGAAAAGGGAGATCTAGGGTAAACGTTCCTAGACCTCTATTCTTACAAAGGAGGGTGAGCCTTAGGAGATCCTTTGACACACCCTTATACTCGGGGTACGCCCTACTGACATCCCGGAGGATGCCTTCGGCGATGTAGAGCAGACTGTTATCATGGCTTTTCATTCGTTCCTCCTTTTTAAGGAAGGACAGAAATCCATGTCGCTGATAACACCCTACTAACCAACCACTTCGATGAGAACTCGAATCCGTCAGGATTCGAAGTTGAGCATCTTGGTGATATTGGCTTCCGTAAGGAAAGCCAACCCACCTGCTGCGAACTTAGCGTTATCGACGAGAGCATCGCCCTGTTCGTTTTCGAACACTGCGTATACTTTCTTCGTAACGCCGATCGTGGCAGGAGCCACCGGATACACCAGCTGAATCAGCTCAAAGTTGTGCCGATCGATTTTACGATTTGCACGGAGCTTATCAGTGTAGGTGGAATTCCGGATGCGAAGGCGATACTCCCCCGTGACTTCACGGAGGAGGTATTCTGACGAATACGAATCTTGGTTGATTCGTGTCAGGACCTTCGCAACGGCATTGATGGTGACAGTTAGGGTATCAGCGAACACAGTTCTTCTCCTTGGGTGCTTCGTTCATACGAAGGGCAGATATTATCTAGCCTTAAGTATCGACAACGATGCGAGTATCGACATTTGGTTTGCTTCAAGCATACCAAAATGGGCAGATAGTGAAGCAACCGAAGACTGCCGCAGTTTCTGTTCCGCTACACAAGATACCGGCGATATAGATATCGACGGATGTGTAAACGTTACGCGATTCTGCTTTGCAGTTGAAAGAGTATGCCGCATTATTGTAGGCGTACTGTGGGAAGCTGGTATGATGTTTCTTGTCGCCTTGACAATATTGCCAAGGTTAGAGAACCAATCAATCAGCCAACTCCACGGCATGAGCTCATAAAGAGTTAACGGATCCACGGTTAAACCGAGGAGCGCTTTCTTTATTTGCTCTTGCTCTTCCAGGCTACCAATTGGAAGTGAACTCGTAGCATGCCATCTGACATGTCCACGCACGTTCACTGTCGTAAGCTTCGTACATGCAATTTGATGTACTATGCCTGCGGCTGAAAAGTGGTTAATCAAATTATCTCTAATTTGACTAGCACTATCCAATTGAATAGTCCTTCTTAGGCCACGGGTTTTGAGTCTCTCCACTTCTTTTGAGCGCTGTTTTACGGCGTCTTGGAAGCTTTGAAGTTTCTTGATATCGGATACTAAGGGAAGAATACCAAACTGAACCATAAGGTTCAATTTAGCAATCTTACTTAGTGCCCTAAAAGCCCGCCGCGGAATAAACTTGAAAAGTTTATCCGTTGCGATCTTATAGGAATCCTTTACAAGACCTGGGATTTCTCTCAGCTCAATACCAGCAACTACTGCATCAACCGAGGCTCGGGACGGATTTGTCCGAGCTAGAACGGAAGCTGCATAATAGGCGTTGGTTTGCGTGGCCGGGTTGTCGACGGTAGTCCAATACGTTGTGAGACCTACCAAAACATTCTCATAAATGGAAGCATTAGTGTTCCCATTTAGAATGCTCCCTTCAGATTCCCACTTGCGCATTGTGAATGGATGCAGGTCACCTGCAACATCCACAACGTCTTGTGTGAATTGATAGGATGCTAAGTTTTGATGGAGTGTAGTAACTCCAGTAGACTTAGTATAGGTAGACCCGTTCACACGGGTATCTCTTTCACGTGTTCGACTAGCCACTGACTAACCTTTCTTCACTATGGGGGTCTCCAATTAAGGTTGGAGCCGGT